AAATCAAACTAAGTTTCAACGTGCTTGTATGGATGTTATAAATATTATGCCACCTAAAACTAATGAACGTGCTTGGCAAGCACAGATACAAAGTTTAATGGACAATGGTATGGAAATTATTGAAGTCAGTAATGACGTATCACTTGACGGTCAGTTTAAGGATTTATTAGAATCTTTCTGCACAGACTTAGCACAAGCCAGTACTCGTGAGGAAGTATTATTAGGTAAACCTTATACAGAAAACGGTAGAACTCATTTTAGAATTAAAGACTTACGTGAATATTTAGTTAAGCACAGATTCACAGAACTAGATACTAATAAAATAGCCAGTAAGTTACGAGACTTAAAAGCTAAACACACTTTCTGGAACTTAAAAGGTAGAGGTACTAATGTTTGGTACATACCAGAAATAGAATATAAAGAAGAAACTTTAGACGGTCATGACTTTACACAGGATATGATGTGAGTTGGAACATTGTTCTTGGACCACCTGGAACTGGTAAGACTACCTTCTTACTAAAAACTGTAGAAGATTTATTCAAAAAAGGTATTAAACCTTATGAGTTAGCATATCTTGCTTTCACTAAAAAAGCTGCAACTGAAGCTCTTCAACGTGCTGTAGAAAAGTTTGATTACGAACCTGACCAACTTATTTATTTTAGAACTATACACTCACTCTGTTATTTTTGGCAAGGACTTAGTAAAGCAGATGTTTTAGATAGAAAGGATTTACGAACATTTAGTTTAACCGTAGGAGAAAAAATTAGTTCAGCATGGGACGGTGAAAACTTAATGGCACTTAATTCAAAAGGTGACCAAATGTTATTCTTAGAAAACATGGCTCGTAATACAAGTATGTCTTACCGTAATGCATGGAACGTGGCTAACTCTGATATCTCTTGGATTCATTTTGATTGGTTTTGTAAAAATTATAACAAGTTTAAAGAATTAAATTATTTAATGGACTTTACCGACATGTTAACAGGGTTTTTAAATTTTGAAACCACTCCACCTTTAAAGGCTCTAATAGTAGATGAAGCTCAAGACTTATCTGCTTTACAATGGAAGTGTGTTCATAAATTAGCTAAAGACGTTGACCACGTTTACATAGCAGGAGATGATGACCAAGCTATTTATAAATGGGCAGGTGCTGACCCAGACCAATTTATAGACTTAGAGGGTAAAGAAATATATCTAGAGCAAAGTTACCGTGTACCTAGAAAGGTTCATGATGTAGCTCTTAATATTGTTAAGCGTATACGTAACCGTAGACACAAAACATGGATACCTAGAGAAGAAGAAGGAAGTGTTACTTATCATAATAACTTTGAGCACATAGATATCAATAGTGGCGACTGGTTGTTCTTGGCTAGAAACAACTACTTGCTAAACGCAGTAGAAGACCATTTAAGAACTAATGGGTACTTCTTTACTAAAAATAATAAATCTTCTGTTAATGAAAACTTAATACACGCTATTAAAGATTGGGAAGTTTTACGTAAGGGTGAAAGTATAGAAGCTAATAGAATTAGAAAAATATATGGGTTTATGAAAGCTGGTAAAGGAGTTCGTACTGGTTACAAAACTATGAAACAAGCTTCTCCTGATTTAATGCTTAACATTAATCAACTTAAAAGAGATTATGGTTTAATGGTAGATGGTATATGGCATCAGGCTTTTGATTTAATTGGAGACTCTCAGCGTGAGTATATTATTTCTTGTTTACGTAAGGGAGAAAAAGTAAATTCTTCAAGAATTAAATTGAACACTATACATGCTACAAAAGGTGGCGAGTGCCAAAACGTAGTTTTATTAACAGATGTAGCCAGTAGAACTTATGAAGAACTATATACTAATCCAGATAACGAGTGTCGAGCGTTTTACGTAGGTGTTACTAGAACTAAGGAAAACTTACACATAGTTCAAGGTAGAACTAGGAAAGAATTTAAGGTAATGATCTAACTTTACTTATACTTTACAAGTAAAGTAAAATTATATTTTATAAAGGAGAAATTATATGAATATATTTTATGTACATAAAGACCCTTTCAAAGCTGCAAGTATGCTACCTGATAAGCTAGTAGTAAAAATGCCTTTAGAAAGTGCTCAAATGTTATCTACTGTGCACCGTGTTTATAATGGCGATGCGTATTGTGACCTTAACGGTATCTATAAAACTGCTCATCTTAACCATCCCTGTACTATTTGGGCTAGGGAAAGTGTTATGAATTATAAGTGGCTTTATTGTCACTTTCATGGTCTATCAGACGAGTACACTAAACGTTATGGTAAAGTACACGCTAGTTGGACTAAACTAAAAGATAAACTAGCAGAGGTTCCTAGCCTTATACCTAAGTTTAAATTTTATCCACCAGCCCAAGCTATGCCTGACCAATATAAAGACCCTGACCCTGTTAAGGCTTACCGTAATTATTTAATTAACGAAAAGCATTACGCCGAGTGGAATAAATGTACACCTAAACCAGACTGGTGGGTAAAAGAAGTAGCATGAGTCAAGAAAATTTACAAAGGTTTTTTGACTACTTAAACGAACGTCACATCGTATACTTACGTCGGCAGAACGGTGTCGCTTATCCGTGGACTAATGACCCTATATTAACTGAGTATAGCTTTTGCAACGTGTACCGTGAACTAGATAGAGTAACTGAGTGGATACGTGTTAACTGGCGAGAGCCTTATGCTGACCATCCTAATTTACCTTTTGCTATGGCTATGGCTAGACAAATCAATTGGCCAGACACTTTACAAGAGCTTGGTTTTCCTGAGCACTGGAATCCTGAAAGGTTAAAAGCTATAATGCAAGGTAGAATGGATAGAAAAGAAAAAGTCTACACTGGTGCGTACATGTTAACAGGTACATTAGGTGGCTCTAAAATAGAACAAACTATAGATAAAATATTAACACCGTTATACAATAACCATCCACCTATGATAGAAGACTCACTAGAAGAAACATGGAAAGGTTATTTAAAGTACGCTGGTTTTAGTGGCTTTATGGCTTATGAGGTAGTGACAGACTTACGCCACACTAAATGGTTAAATAACGCTAAAGATATTATGACATGGGCAAATCCAGGACCTGGAGCTCAACGTGGTTTAAATAGGATACACCTTAGAGACTTAAATAAAACAATTAAAAAAGAACAACTTAATTCAGAAATGAAGCAGTTATTAGACTCTTCACCAGACTATCTTCAAGGGCACATGGAACCTCTTGAGATGCGAGATATTGAGCATTGTCTGTGTGAGTTTGATAAGTATGAAAGGGTGCGTTTAGGTCAAGGTAGACCTCGTGCTAAATATAAACCCCATATATAGGAGAATATTATGAGAATTTATATCCCTACAAGAGGACGAGCAGATAATCAAGTTACTCTGTCCTTCTTCCCTGAGGATTTGCGTAAAGAAGTTACGTTGGTTGTTGATCACGACGAAGCTGATCAGTATGTTAAATATGATTGTAAAATTATGGTTTGTCCAGAAACAGTTCACGACATAGCCACTAAACGTCAATACATTCATGAGCATACTGACGACAATAAAATTGTTATGTTAGATGATGACTTACGTTTTTATATAAGAAAAGCTACTAATGATTGGCATTTAAGATATTTAGAAGCTGAGGAATACCCTGCCTTATTTGGTTTATTAGATAAGTGGCTAGACGACTATGCCCATTGTGGTATAAGTGCTAGGGAAGGTAATAACCGTGTAGAACATTTATCAGTAGAAAGCACAAGGTACATGCGTGTCTTAGCTTATAACTTAGATTTTTTTGATGGTATAGAACTAGGTAGAGTAAAGGTCATGGAAGACTTTGACATAAACCTACAACTATTAAAGAAAGGACTACCGAGCAAAATAAGTTATTACTATGCTCAAGGTCAAGGTAGCAGTAATGCTGCTGGAGGCTGTAGTGAGTGGCGTACTTTAGAAGTACAATCACAAGGAGCTGAGCGTCTAAAAGAATTACACCCTGAAGTTGTTGAAGTTGTCGAAAAAGAAACTAAAACAGCGTGGGGTGGTGGTACACGTAAAGACGTGAAAGTACAATGGAAAAGAGCGTTAAAACTAGGAGCACAAAATGGCGAATTATTCTGATATTTTAAAAGGGTATCAATCTGAACTTAAAGGTAAGCGTGATGCTGTAACGGTTAATCTAAGTGTATTACTTGATAACCCTACCAGCATACCAGAACACGTAGATATCATAGTAGAGGTAGACAAGCTAGTAGACCAATTAGCTAACATACAAGAAAAAATAGAAATGGTAGACTTTGTTTTAAAATTTAAGGACAGTCAATGAAAGTTATAAATTGTAGAAACGTAAACGACGGCTTTATTAAAGGCATGGACTTACTCGGTCAACATCGAGGTAATTTAAGATTTAGTAGAGCAGGAGAAGTTATAGAAGTACCAGAGCCTGTGGCTACTGTATATCAGAACTCAAGGGAAAGAGTTTTATTTGAAGATGTACGTAAAGCTAATCCATTCTTTCATTTAATGGAAAGTTTATGGATGTTAGGTGGAGCTAACGACCTTGAGTATGTAAAGGTCTATAACAAACGTATGGAGGAATACAGCGATGACGGTATTACTCTTCAAGGTGCGTATGGCTACAGATGGAGAGAGCACTTTGGTGGTGATCAGTTATCTGTAATTATAAAAAGATTACATAATTATCCTAGTGATAGAAGATCTGTATTACAGATGTGGGATCCTAGAGTAGACTTTGATATAAAGAGTAAAGATGTACCTTGTAACACAGTTATCTATTTTAAAGTTAGAGACAATAAATTAGACATGACAGTTAGCTGTAGGTCTAACGATTGTATCTGGGGTACTTTCGGTGCTAATGTAGTTCATATGTCTATACTACAAGAATACATGGCTTACGGTATAGGCGTAGGTATAGGAACGTATACTCAAGTTAGTGACAGCTTTCATGCCTACACTGATGTATTCAACCCTATGTATGAAGAATTAGAAAGTCAAGATGCTTTTGATTTCTTTAGTCAAATGAGTTTAAGAAACCCTTATGACAATAAAGCTATTAACCCATTTCCTTTAATTAATACAAGTATAGATTTATGGGAACAAGATTTAACATGGTTCTTTAACCGTGCACCAATGCAAGACGTAGATTTTGTAGATCCTTTCTTTAGTGAAGTGGCTGTACCTCTACAAGATGCTTGGTATTTATATAAGAATGGAGAGTACGATGAGGCGTTAATCGAAGTTCAAGCATGTGCTGCATCAGATTGGGCAACTGCTGGCTACGATTGGCTAAATAGAGCTATAACTAATAAGGAAAATAAATGAGTAATATACCACAGTGGTCGTATAGCCGACTAAAAACGTTTGAAGATTGCCCTAAAAAAGCAGAGTATGCCTATGTACAGCGTATTAAAGAGCCAGGAAATAAAGCGATGGACAGGGGTAAAGATATCCATAAGCTATGTGAAGAATATATTCGTGGTCGGTTTGATGACGATATACCGAAAGAGTTAGCAGACTTTCAAGAAGCTTTTGAGCTACTAAAAGACCTACATTTAAAAGGTCATGTACTTTGTGAGGGCGACTGGGCGTTTACTACAGACTGGGAGCCTACAGGTTGGTTTGACCATGACACGTGGGGTAGAGCTAAAGTAGATGCTTTTGTCCACATAGAAGGTGAAGATAACGCTAGAGTCATTGACTTTAAAACAGGTAAGTATGACGGTAACCAAGAAGGGCATAGAGAGCAGTGTGAGTTATATGCTTCTATTGTGTTTAATAGACTACCAGAGCTTAAAACCATTACCACAGAATTATGGTATCTTGACCATGGTAAGCTAGACCGTTATCAATATGATAAGGAAACAGTTGAGGCTAAGAAACAGAGACTTAATGATAGAGCAGTTTTTATGACTACTACTACAGAGTTTCCTGCTAAGCCAAGTGAACGTAAATGTAAGTGGTGTTATTTTGGTAAACAGAATATATGCCCCAGCAGATTAACCTAAGGAGAAAAATATGCCTGCAGATTTTGATAAAATAGAAAAGTTAGCTCAACGTGATGTAGCTCAGTTACAGCATGCTGAAAAAAGTTATGGCGACAGTTGGCGTAAACGTGGTGGCGTAGGTGCTTTTATGATGTTAGCACGTAAGTTTGACCGTATAGAAAACCAGTCAATGAAGTGCCACTGGGATGTGGTGGGTGCTATACTGGATGACCCTAGCTCCACTGGTATACTAGATGACATACGTGATTTACGTTGTTATTTATTTTTAGTTGAGGAGTATGCTACTCGTTTGTTAGAAGAGGCTGAAGCTAAGAAAACTAATGCAGACTAGTATGTTTGTAACAGAGACTGACTGGGTACCACCTAGCTCTCTGCCTAACCTTTCTAACTATAAAGAAATAGCTATAGACCTTGAGACCTATGACCCATTGCTCATGTCTCATGGACCGTCTTGGGCGTTCCCTGATACAGGTTATGTAACTGGGATAGCTGTAGCTACTAAAGACTTTCAAATCTATTTACCTATACAACACTTAGGTGGTGGTAATTTAGACAAGCGAGTTGTTGTAAACTGGATGAATAAAGAGTTTAGTCATAACAATGATAAAATCTTTCATAACTCTTTATATGATTTAGGTTGGCTAAGAAGGTTAGGAGTAGAAGTTAAAGGTAAGATACATGACACCATGTTTGCTGCACCTTTAATTAATGAAAATCAATATGGGTATTCTTTAAACAAGTTAGGCAGTAGATACGTAGGTGAATTAAAAGATGAAACGCTTTTAGAAGAAGCAGCAAAGTCTTTTGGTTTAAACCCTAAAAGTGAGATGTATAAACTACCAGCTAAATATGTTGGACCATATGCTGAGCAAGATGCAGCATTAACGTTAAAGCTCTGGGCTGTGTTAAAAGAATTAATAGTTAAAGAAAACGTAGAAAAGATCTACGAGCTAGAAACTGCTTTAATTCCTTTATTGCTAGATATGCGATGGAAAGGCGTACCTGTTGATTTAGATAAAGCTGAAAAGATAGGTAAACAATTACAGCGTGAAGAAGAAAAAATACTAAAAAGTATTCACACCGACTATGGTGTAAGTCCCGACCTTTGGGCAGCAGCATCCGTGGCTACTGTATTTGATAGAGCTGGTCTTAGCTACCCTAGAACTCAAAAGACTAACGCTCCTAGTTTTACTTCAGCTTGGTTAGAAAGCCATGACCATAAGTTAGCTAAAGATATATCAAGAGCTAGACAACTCAATAAAGCTAGAACTACTTTTGTAGATAAGATGATACTAGAGCATAATGTCAAAGGTAGAATACACGGAGAGCTTCACCCTTTACGCAGTGACGGTGGTGGTACTGTGACTGGTAGATTTAGTAGTAGTAATCCTAACCTTCAGCAAGTTCCTGCACGTAACGATTACATAGGACCTCTTATTAGAAGTATATTTGTACCAGAAGAAAATATGCATTGGGGTGCTTTTGACTACTCTCAACAAGAGCCTAGACTTACAGTACACTATGCCATGAAGACTCAACAAGAAGGTGCAGAAGAAGCAGTAGATGCATATCGTAATAAAGATGCAGACTTTCATCAAGTTGTTGCAGATATGGCTAACATAAGTCGTAAAGAAGCTAAGATTATTAATCTAGGTTTAAGTTATGGGATGGGGAAAGACAAACTTATTAAACAACTCGATATATCTCCTGATGAAGCAGAAGTTTTATTTGATACTTTCCATAGTCGTGTTCCTTTTATTAAAGGCTTAAGAGATCAATGTGCTAGGTTGGGTAGTAACCGTGGATTTATTACTACCGTGTTGGGGCGTAAGTGTAGATTTAATTTATACGAACCTCGTAATGAGTATGGCTCTACACCTTTACCTTACAGCGAGGCTTTAGATAAGTACGGTCAAGATATTAAACGTTCCTACACGTACAAAGCTATGAATAGATTAATACAAGGCTCGGCAGCAGATATGACTAAGAAAGCTATGGTAGAGCTATATAAAGAAGGAATCTTAGCACATACTCAAGTTCATGACGAGCTTGATATCTCTGTAGATTCTAAAGAAACCTGTGAAAAAATTATGCAGATTATGGCTGACTGTGTACCTTTAGTTGTGCCTAATAAAGTAGACGCAGAGGTAGGTGTAAGTTGGGGAGAAGCCACATCAGATTATAAGGAGTATTTTAATGGCTAGTAAAAGAGACAAACAAAGAACTAAGTACTTTGAGATATTTATGCTAACTCTTAATACAGATATGACGCTTGAAGAAATAGGTGTTAAATTTAAAATCACTAAGCAACGTGTTTGGCAGATCGTTAGGTTTAATCAGTTAGGAGCAGGAGACTACTTTAGAGGATACCGTGTATATACTGATTACTATAATGCTTTACTGAATGATACTAACCTTAGTAAAATAGAACGTAAGCAAAGACTTAGAGACTGGCTTAGACAGAATGATGTTAGATTAATTCGGAGTAAAGATGACTCAAAGATTACTGCATGAAACAACCTCTCTTCATGACTCCCCTTGCATAGGACAGTGTACTGTAACGCAGTGGGGAACTCGTACTTGTAAAGGGTGTGGTAGAACAGCTACAGAGATACGTGAGTGGAACACTTACAGTGAATTTGAAAAGAAACTGATCGTTGTCCGTTGCTGGGAAGATTACCTACCTCGACAGAAGAGGGAGATGTTAAAGAAAACTAACTAATTACTAGATTATCCTTTAATCATTAGTAGTTCTAAGTAAACTTATAAGTACCTAGTAAATAACTACTAGGCATTTATAGGAGAAATAATATGGCTCATAATATTGAGACTATGGCTTACGCTGGGGAAGTACCTTGGCATGGGCTAGGTGTTAAAGTCGGTGGCGACCTAACCCCTGAAGAGATGCTTAAACAAGCTAACCTAGATTGGTCAGTGAGTAAGCGTAATATATTCACATATAATAATGCCGACAGCGAAGTAGCTGACGATCTTATTATGTCTGATGATCACTATATGCTTGTCCGTGATAGTGATAATAGTATTCTTGGACCGTGTGGTAAGCGTTTTATACCTACTCAAAACTCGGATGCTTTTACATTCTTTAAAAAGTTTACCGACGCTGGTGATATGAATATGCACACTGCTGGTTCTTTACGTGGTGGTCGGCAAATATGGGGTCTAGCTGAAATCAATGACGGCTTTACCTTGCCTGGTGACGACAGAGTTGAAGGCTACTTACTAGTGTCCGTGTCCCATGAGTGGGGTAAGTCTAACGAGATTAGGTTTACACCAGTCCGTGTGGTTTGTAATAATACTTTGTCTATGGCGTTAGCTGATAAAACTCAACCTGCATTTAAAATGCCTCACACCAAAGTATTTGACCAAGACCTTATCGTTTCTGCAGAACAGGCTTTAGGTTTAGCAAGTACACGCCTTGATGAGTACAAGCAAAGTGCTGAGTTTTTAAGTAGTAAGCAATACAACGAAAATAAAGTTGTAAGTTACATTGCTGATTTACTACAGCCTAAACTTGCTCTACAAGAAAAAATACTGGTAGAGAACAGTAAGAATATTGACATAGCTCAAGCAGAGTCTAAACTTAGAACCTTAGAAGAGTTTCAACGTACTCCTCATAAAGTTTACGAGGCTCTTGAGCAACAACCTGGAGCTAACCTTAAGAGTTCTAAAGGTACGTGGTGGGGTGCTGTCAATGCAGTTACCTACGTGGTAGACCATAAGTGGGGTCATGACCGTGACGCAGCAATGCATAACGCTTGGTTCGGTGCTAGAGCTAGTCTTAAAAACCGTGCTATGGTTAAAGCTATAGAGTACGCTGAGGCTGCATAATGCACCCAGCATACGATATATATTTCGTTTACTTCAAGCCCGACTCTCCAAGTCGGGTTGTGAAGTTTGCTATGACAGACATGCATAAAATTAAACAAGGTGGTATTTACATGGGTGACCCCATGAAAATGTCTCCTGCTTTAGGAATACCCCAAGCTGAGAAGTGGTATGAATTTTTTACAGGCAAGAAAAAGAAATTTGACACACCTAAGTGTGGGCAGTTTGCGTTATATAAAGTATTGATGAAAAAAGCAATACCATTTACCGAGGAAGATATGAAGAAAAGTTATAGAACACAGGTAGAAATACCAAAACCGAATAATTATTGTAATGTGGTAACAGCTCGTGACCCTTACGATACAAGTCAAAAACTTACTCGTA